GTGATCTTCGAGACCAACCTGCGCACCAGCTACGCGGCGGGCCGCTATGAGCAGCTGCAAAAGTTGAAGAAGGTGCGCCCTTACTGGCGCTACATCCACAGCGACAGCGTGCAGCATCCGCGCCCGCTGCATGTGGCCTGGCATGGAAAAATCCTGCACGCGGATGACCCGTGGTGGCAGACGCATTACCCACCAAATGGCTGGGGCTGCCAATGCCGCGTCGAATCGCTGGACGAGGCGGGCCTGCGCCGGCACGGAAAGACCGCGCCGGATGCCGCACCGTCGGACGGTACGGCGCTGGTGACCGTAGGCAAGCGCGGCCCCAACCCGCAGGTTGTCGAAACGCCAAACGGCGTCGATCCCGGTTTTGGCTATGCGCCGGGCCGAGATGCTTGGCTACGGCGGCAGGCCGGGCATGTTGAGCAGCGCGCCACCCGGTTGCCGCCAGAGCAGCGCGAGAAGGCACTAGCGGCGTTACAGGATATCCAAGCGATGCGGCGTGCCTTGCCTGCGGTACAGGCCGCGCGCACCGAGGCGCAGGCGCTGGCATCGCTGCGCAACATCGCCGGTGACGACGGTATGGATAAGGCGCTGGCCGCGATCCGGGGCAGCCAGCTGCCGGCCGGGCTGACTGAAAGCCAGGCGGTGGCCTTGCACCTGTGGTCGCAGGACACCGCACCGGTGACTTTGCCGATGCCGATACCGCCATGCTGCAATTGGCGCAGTCCGGCAAATTCAGCGGTGAGACATTGCAGCAGGCCGCACAGGCCGCCGTGAATCTGGCCGCGCTGACCGGCGAAAGCATCGACAGCACCACCGACAAAATCATCAAGCTGGCGGATTCGCCCACCGCCACTTTGGTCAAACTCAATCAGCAGTACCACTTCCTCACCGAAGCGGTTTACAAGCACGTCAGCGCGCTGGAAGACCAAGGCCGCGTGACGGACGCGCTGCGGGTGGGCGTGGAATTTTTCGCCGATGTGCACGAACAGCGGGTGAAAGAAGCCGAGGCACGCGCCGGCGCATTGGAGCGCGTGTGGAAAGGCCTGCGCGAAGTCATCGCCAACACCTGGAATGACATCAAGGACATTGGCCGTACCGATGCCGAGCACAGGCTGGAAGTTGCCAAGCGCGCATTAGGCGATGCCTACTCGCGCGCGCAGGCAGGGAGCCGGCCATTTGATGCAAGCCGCTATCAAGCAGAAATTGATGCCGCCCAGAAGGCCGTCGATGCGGACCAAAAAGCGGCCAAGGCAAAGGCTGCGACACAGGCCGCAAACGACGCGCGCGTAGCCGACGCAGACAAAAAGCGGGCGGCGGACAAGAAGCAAGCCGAAGAGGACGCGCGCAACTGGAGCCAGCGCGCCATTGGCGATCTGTCCAAGCAGGAGAAGCTGGAAGAAAAGATCAAGCAGATTCGCGCCGAAGGCGCGCGCCTGAACAAAACAGATGCGGAGATCAAAGCGCAGGAGGCCCAAGCCCGCGCCCGCTACGCCGAAAGCCTGCCCAAAGGCCGCGCCGCCGCCACCGGCAAAAAAACCGACGCCCAGCAGGCCGAAGAAGCCGCCCAGCGCGAGATTGCCAACCTGACCAAACAGGCCGCATTGCTGGGCCAGCTGGAAGACGGTGAGCGCAAAGTGAGCCATGAGGCGCAGGCCCGCTACGACATCGCCAACGGCATCTACCGCCTGGCCAGCGCCGGCACGCAGCAGCAGCTGATTGCCGCCGCCAAATTGAAGGACACTGAGGAAGCGCGCCGCGACGCGGCAGAGAAACAAAAGCGCGCCTTTGAAGACGCCGAAAGAGACTACGAGCGCCTGCGCAAGAGCCTGGAAACGCCGGTGGAAGCCGCCGCTGAAGAGGTCACGGCGAAGATCGACACGCTCAACAGGGCAATGGCCAACGGCGCAGTGACGGCGGACGAATACAAAGACGCGCTGAAGCGCATTTTTGAGCAGTCCTACCAGAAGGCCCCGGAGCTGCCAGGCCAGTTCCAGCCGGCCGGCGGCCCGCTGGGGGATGGCATTGAGCTGGCCCAGTACTCCGCCGCGCTGCAGAAATGGCGTGATGATGAAACCGCAGCAAACGACGACCGCTACGCCCGTTGGGAAATTTCGGAGACCGCCCACCAAGAGCGCATGGCCGCGATCCGGCGGGAATACGACGGCAAGAATCAGCAGCTCAGCCAGGCCAATTCGCAATTCATGCTGGGCACCGCCTCTTCGCTGTTTGGCAGCCTGGCTGAAATCGCCCGCTCTGGCGCCGGTGAGCAATCAAAAGCCTACCGCGCCCTGTTTGCGCTGAGCCAAGGCTTTGCCGTCGCGCAGGCGCTGATCGCGGTCTACCAGAACGCTGCCGAGGCCAGCAAACAGGCCGGCGGCTGGCCCTACAACATCCCCATCATCGCCGGCGCGATTGCGCAGGGCCTGGGCATCGTCGCCCAGATTCGCTCGGTGCAGCCCGGCGGTTACGCCGAGGGCGGCTACACCGGCCCCGGCGGCAAGTACCAGCCCGCCGGCATCGTGCACAAGGGCGAGGGCGTGCTGAGCCAAAAAGACATGCACGCACTGGGCGGCCCGTCCGGCTTTTATGCACTGCGCCATGCGATCCACAACGGTTACGCCGAGGGCGGTGTGGTCCACGCACCGGATTACGACCAAGGCTCCACGGGCATCCGCCTGAACGCCCCGCAGGCACCTGCCACGCAGCTAAAAAACAACATGCGCCTGTACAACTTGTTCGACATCGACGCATTGGCCCAGAAGCTGGCTATGCATCCGAAGATGGAAGAGAAAATCATCACGATTGCTGGCGAAAACGGCAACACCATCCGCGCCAGTTGGGGCTGGTGATGGGCGCGTTTACCACCAACGGTGCGCGGGTGTGGCCAGTGCCGCCGAACTGGGGCAGCGGCGTGACAGAAACCCTTGCATGGAGCACGGACGTACTGCGCGCAAGCGCAACGGCGGTTTCAGAGCATTGCAGCTTTCGCCTAGGGCCCCGGCGCTCGATGGCGTTCGAAGTGTGCGGCGTGGCGGCCCATCGGCGCATCGCAGACATGCTGCTGGCTGGCTATGGCGGCCGCTGGTTGCTGCCGCTCTGGCCCGACGCACAACGAACTGCTGCCGCGCTGCCGCCGGGGGCGGCGGCCATTGGCTGCGCCACCGATGGGTTTGATTTTGCAGCCGGCGGCGCCGCGCTGCTATGGGCCGCGCCCAACAGTTGGGAGGTTGCCAAAATCGACAGCGTGGGCGGTTCCGGCTTGATGTTGTCTTCACCGCTAGCGGGCAGCTGGCCTGCGGGCACCCGCCTGTACCCGCTGCGTGCCGCGCGGCTACGCGCCGGGGCAGAGGCACAGCAATTGGGTGACGACGCCAGCCGCCGGCAGCTGGAATTTGACATCGATGAGCCCTGCGACTGGCCCGCGCTGACATCGCCCACGCTTTACCTGGGCCGGCCGGTGCTTACGGTAAGGCCGGACGAAAGCGATGCGTCATCAAGCGGCGAAACCCGCCTGCTGCAAACCGTTGATTACGAGGCAGCGCTGCCGTTCTCGTATGACCTCCCGGGGCTGGCACTTCGCACCCAGAGCACGCAATGGAAATTGCACCGCCGCCCCGCGCACTCCTGGTTCCGCAGCCTGCTGTACACGCTGCGCGGCCGCGTAACACCGATGTGGCTGCCCAGCTTCGCCAGTGATCTTAAAATCGTCGCCGATATTGCCGCCAACGACGTCACGCTAGCCTGTGAATGGTCCGGGTACGCCGTGTTTGGTCTGGGCAAAGTCAACCGCCGCGATATCCGCATCGAGCTGGGCGACGGCACCATCTACTACCGTCGCATTACCCATGCCGCCGACGCCGGCGCGACCGAAACGCTGACCCTTGACAGTGCACTGTCAACGCAGGCCATCGCCGCATCGCATATTCGGGTGACCAGCTTCATGGCCCTATGCACGCTGGGCAGCGACAGCGTGGAACTCTCACACGTGACAGATCAAGACGGCCTGGCCACAGCAACG